GCAAAACCCTAAAGAAGCATTTGGTATGGAACTTGCAGGTGCATTTTTACCAACATTGTTGAGCGTATTTGGTGGCCCGGGAGCATGGGGTGCTTCTGTAACGAACATATTTAGAATTGGTCGCTCAATATTCCAATCAGGGAGTACAGGTAGTAAATTGTCTATTGGGCAGACTATGAACAGAGCAGGACTAGGTTCAGGTACTTATTCAGTAGGAGCAAGTGATGATAAGAATATCTATGATTTTGGCTTCGGATATATTATAGGTGCTCCAATAGCAGGTGCGTTTGTATTAGGTGGTAATGTTGTTACAGGCATATCAACTTATGTCAGCCATTTAGGTAAACGTATGTTTGGTGACACAGCAAGTTTGGCAGTTAGAAAAGAATTAATGAAGTTAATGAAACAGACAGGCAAGTCTGAAGACGAGGTTGTAGTAGAGTTAATGAATGGTCGCTTACTGACAGAAAACCAAACTCTAATTGAATTGATAAAAGCAACAATTAGAGGCAAGGGTGAAGCACAAGATATTTTAGAATCTATTTCAAAAACTAGACCGAAAATAACTAAAACAAATGTTATTGATGAAATGCAAAGTGCCACAACAGGAACTAATTCTGATGCAAACCTAACTAAGATATGGAGACAAAACCAAACTGAAATTAGAAAGAAAGAGAAAGAATTATATGACATAGTATTTGGCAAGAAAGGTGGCAACCCTAATCTAGTTAAAGGAGGAGATAACGGAATTGTCAATGATTTATTAAGTGCAGCTCAGATGAAAGGTACAGGTGTGTTCGATGAACTAGAAAAAATATACAGTTCATCAGGTCACTTAGTTCCGTTATTTGCAAGAAATTCAAATGGTGCTATAAGAATTTTAAGACAGCCTTCTCTAGAAGATGCTGAAGTTGTAAGAAGAACACTAGCAGAAGTTGCCTATGACTTAAATAAATCAGGCAAAGGTCAGGCAGGTGGAAATATTCAAGCATTGGCTGAAAGCCTTAGAACAAAACTTGATGATATGAGTCCAACTTTAAAAGTAGTTAGAGAACAAGCAAAAATAGTAAGAAAAGGTAGAGAGGCTTATGACTATGGATTAGGTTTACTTAATGCTAAAAAAGGTAACTCTGCTGAAGATGTGCAATTATTTATTAATGACTTTGGTGATGTTCCGGGAGTTATGAACGCACTACGCATTGGTATTACACAAGCACTTAAAAACAAAAAAGGTTATCAATCTATAAAAGAGATGGCTAATCCTGAAATGCCACTACATGACATAATGAATCAAGTTTTACCTAAAGAGCAATTAGCTGAGATTATGGCTAAAATGAATGTAGCAAGTAATGCCGCAAAAGTTAGTCCATCACTACAAGGAGCATTTGGTTCTCAGACTGCTGATAAAATACAAATGTCAAGAATAGCAGGTGCATCAGGTGGTAGAGAGGGTGGTATGATAATTGCAGTTGTCGATGGTGCTATCCAATATATGAAAAGGACTATGGGTTTGTCACACAAACATGCTAAAGAATATGCAGAAATCATAACTACAAAGCCTGAGAATTATAAAGCACTAGAAAAAGCATTGATAGATGATAGCTCAATGGGAACATTTATGAAGGTGTTAGATTCATTAATTACTGGTTCGTCCAAAACTTATGGTGAAGTACGAGCTAAAACAGGTGCAGCAGAGATTAATGAAATGTTTGACCCCGGAGCTGCATCAGGTGTAGAAGGTTTAATGAGTTTAGCAGGTAGAAAAGCATTTCCTTTGATAACTGGATTCAAGGAGTAATTAATGGAAAAACTTAAAGCAATGACAGAAGACCAAATTCAAGAGATAGCAAGTGATGCTGTACAGGGAGCTGTCAACTTCGTAGAATCCGAAATAGCAGAGGAAAGAATCAAATCTCAGCGATATTTCGAGGGAGAGGTCGATATTGGCGAAGAAGATGGACGTTCTAAGATAGTTTCCACTAAGGTTAGGGATACCATAAGGGCTATAAAGCCTAGTTTGATGCGTGTTTTCCTCTCTTCAGAGAATCCTGTGGAGTTCATTCCAACCTCCCAAGAGGACGTTAAGATGGCAGAACAGGCTACCAAATACGCTCATTGGAGGTTCACAGAACTCAATGGTTATAGGTTATTGAACGATGTGATACACGATGCACTTGTCAAAAAGACAGGTGTTCTGAAAATTTGGTGGGAAGACAATACAGAATCAGAAATACATTCCTACTCCAATGTCACAGACGAGGAGATGTTATTAATCGTCAATGATGACAATGTAGAAGTCTTAGAACATTCAACTGAAGTAGTCATGGATATGGACGAGATGGGTGTGGAAATGGAAAGACCTGAACACTCATTGAAGATAAGCTACAAAACAGAGAGTGGTGAACTGAAAATTGAAGCACTCCCTCCTGAAGAGTTTGTAGTGGATAGAAATGCCAAAAGCGTTGAAGATGCGTATGTAGTTGCACACAGAACAGAAATGCGAGTTTCCGACCTCGTGGAAATGGGATACGATTTTGATGAAATATCAGAACTCTCAGGACTCAGCTCTGAAGATGCCTTCAGCGATGAAGAGGATTTTGAACGTAGAGGTTATGAACAGGATGATGAAGAATCTGCAGATGTTAGTATGAAGAAAGTACAAGTTACAGAAGCCTATATGAAAATGGACAAGGAAGGAACTGGTATTGCAACCATGTACAGGATACTTCTCGCAGGTGGAGAGGATAAGCTCTTAGAGTGTGAGCCTTGGGGAGATGTACCATTTGCAATTTTTGAAATCGACCCTGAGCCACATACATTCTTTGGCAGAAGTGTTGCAGACCTCATTATGAACGACCAAGACTCCTCTACAGCGATGCTGAGAGGTTTGATGGATAATGTCGCTTTGACAAATTCGCCAAGACAGGGATATGTACAAGGACAGGTCAATGTAGATGATTTAATGAACAATGAGATTGGTGGACTTGTGAGGATGAAGTCTCCACAAGCACTTGTTGATATAACTACACCATTCGTAGCAGGTCAGGTACTTGATGCAATTCAATACATGGATATGACTGTAGAATCAAAGACAGGAGTCTCTAAAGCCTCAATAGGACTAGACCCTGATGCTTTACAGAATACTTCAGCGACAGCAGCACGTCTACAAGCACAACAAGGTTCAGCTCAAATAGAAGTTATGGCACGGAATCTCGCAGAGGGAGGCATGAAACGTCTATTCAAACTGATGTTGAGACTCTGTGTGGAGAATAGCAATGAAGAAGCCATGATGAGACTACATGGACAATTTCAACCTATTGACCCACGAACATGGAACGCAGAGATGGATGTTACCATCAATGTTGGACTCGGAACAGGTAGAGAGGAGCAAAAACAAGGAGCACTTGGACAAGCATTGCAGATGCAAATGCAAATATGGCAAGCCTATGGAGCTGCTAATGGTCTAGTGACGATGACAGGAATCAGGAATACTCTTGGAGATATGTTGGCTTTGAATGGCATCAGAAATATCGACAGATACTTCAATCCAATGACACCTGAGCAAGAACAAATGCTTATACAACAACAACAAGAGATGGAAGCTCAACAACCAGAAACAAGTCCTGAAGCAGATGCATTAGTCGAGGCTGAAAAATATAAGGCAGACAAGAAAGCAGAAACAGATGTTCTTAAAGTCCAGATGGATGCACAGAAGGCACAGCTAGGAGCACAGAAAGATTCCCAGATAGCTCAGATAGAGATACAGAAAGCCGCACAGAAAGCTGAGATAGATGCACAGAAGGCACAGATAGATATGCAGAAAGCAAAAGCAGTTGATGATAGAGAACGTGATAAACTCGACCAAGAACTGATTATCAAAACAGCAGAAATACTAGGAAGATATGGACAATCAGTAGATACTGCTAAGATTAAACAAGCACAAGCACAACCACGAAACGGAGGTATGTTCTAATGCATATCGTTGAAAAATCTGCTAAACTACGAACATTACAGGCTGACGATACTTATAAAGCAGTCATAAAAGAAATTACAGACCAGCAAATCGCTATGTTTGTAAATGTTGATTCCACAGAGGAGCAACGAGGGGAAGCACACGATGTTATTCGTGCTTTGAGATTGATTGAGGATTACTTCGACTCTGTTTATACAGATGAAGCAATGCACAATCGTAAATTGAAGAAATAGGAGACAGTACCGTGGCAGAAGAAACGACTGAAACCAAACCAATCAGCACCATAGAGGATGCTGTAGAGAGCATTGTTGCTCCAAGTGAAGAACCAACTGAAGAAGTTACAGCTCAGGCAACAGGAGAAGTTACTGATGAAACAGCACAAGAGGTAGAGGCTTCTGCTGAGACTGAAACTGAAGAAGTTGAAGAAGAGGAGGAAGTTGAAGTTGAGGCTTCTGACTCGGATGATGAAGACCAAGAAGAGCCTGAAAGTCAAGTAGAACCTGAAACGTATTCTGTCAAAGTAAATGGACAGGAATCACAGGTAACCTTAGAAGACTTAAAACAAGGCTATTCTGGACAGAAATACGTCCAATCAGGGATGCAAGACGTTGCCAATAAAAGAAAAGAGGCAGAAAATGTCTATGTAGCTCTGAATAATGAACGACAACAAATAGCACAAATACACCAACAGCTCCAAAATGGAGGAGTTGCACAACCACCTACTAAACCTTCCAAGGAACTTTTCGAGGCTGACCCAATTGGGTATATGCAAGAAAACCTTGATTATGAGGAAAAGAAGGCAAACTGGGATAACCAAATGGCACAACTGCAATATGTTTCACAACAAAATAGTGTAGCACAGCAGTCAGCTAGACAGGCTTTTCTCAGAGAACAGATGCAAATACTCCAAAAAGATATTCCTGAGTTCGCTGATGAAAAGAAAGCGACAAAACTCAAGGATAAGTTGGTCAGTACAGGGCAAAAACAGTATGGGTATACTGCTGAGGAGATTGCTCAAATTACTGACAGTCGAGCTATAAAGGTATTAAATGATGCTATGAAGTATCAAAGTTTAATTGCAGGTAAAACCAAAGCTGAGGTGAAAACCAAGGGTGCGAAATCTGTAATGAAACCGGGAGCAAAAAAACATGCCACCCCTGATGCGAAAATCCGTTCTCGAAAAAAAGCAAAACTAAGAGAAACTGGGAGCATCGAGGATGCAATCGGTTTAATTACTAATGTATAGATAATATGGAGAAATATTATGGCACAGCCAAGTAATACTTTCGACAGTTATGATGCGGTTGGTATTCGAGAGGATTTAGAGAACGTAATTTACGACATCTCTCCTGAAGAAACACCATTCTATTCTAGCAGTAAGAAAGTAAAAGCAAGTAATACCTACCATGAGTGGCAGACAGATGCTTTGAGAGCATCAACTACCAATGCTCATATCGAGGGAGATGCTACAACAGCAGAAGCAAGAGTAGCGACTACTCGTCTAGGTAATTACACACAAATCTTTAAAAACGCTGTAGTTATTCCTGATACCGACAAAGGCTTAGACAAAGCCGGTAGGGCTTCAGAGATGGCATATCAGACTTTGAAGATTGCAAAAGAGCAAAAACTCGACATCGAGAAGGCACTCTTTGCTAATAATGCAAGAGTAGCAGGTAATGCTACAACTGCTCGTGAATTAGCAGGAGCACCAGTTTGGTTTACTAACACTATTCAAAACATGGGTGCAGGTGGAGCACACGCTACAGGTGATGGTACTGATGCTCGTACAGATGGTACACAATCAGTATTCAACCAAACCAAATTTGATGCAACTATGCAATCAATTTGGGAGAAGGGTGGTACACCTGATAGTGTTTATCTGAGTGCATTTCAGATGAATAAGGCATTAGACTTCTCAGGTAATAATAACCAACGTTCAACTGTTCAGGCAGGTGATAAGAAGGTTGTTAAATCTTTGGATGTATATGTGACTCCGTGGGGAACAATTGAATTTGTACCCTCAAGGGAAAATAGAAGCAGGGATGTCTATGTTATGCAAGATGACATGTGGGCAGTCGCTGTTCTTAGGGGAACTAAGAATGTCGAACTAGCCAAAACTGGTGATAATTCAACTCGTCAAGTAGTGACTGAGTTGACTCTTATTTCTAAAAACGATAAGGCATCAGGCATGGTTGTAGACTGTACTACTTCTTAATGAGGTAGAATAATAGAGTGGGAGGTCTGAGTTAAGCCTCCCACACTACTAAGGTAAATATGAAGATTAAAGAACAAGTACATCACGACATAAAAAATGATAAGATAATTGTCGAGAGTACATACGATAACAACCCTACACTTGAAAGGGCAGAACAGCTCAGAAAGGCAAAGGTTGGTATAACTGGTCATAATAAGCTAGTGGGCACGATACCGATTCACATCGTCAAGATGTGGTGTGATGAAGCAGGTATTAAATGGAGTGATACTCAAGCCAAGAAAGAAATCATCAAAAAAAAGATGCTTAGTGGCGATTTTGATAAACTCCGAGTATGGAAAGGAACTTTTTAGGAGACAAATATGGCAGATACAACTACAACTACATTCTCCTTAGTTAAGCCAGAGGTTGGAGCTTCTGCTGATACTTGGGGAACGAAGTTAAATACAACACTCGACACTTTGGACGATTTGTTGGATGGTACTACAGCAGTAAAACCAAATATGACTGCTTCTCAATGGCAGGTTGGTGGCACAGCAATCACAACTAACGCTACTGAACTTAATGCTCTAGATGGTTTCATAGTCCTCACAGCGACCTCAAACATAGGACTAGGCTCTGGTGCAGTAGACTCAATTACTACTGGAGATTACAATGTA